GCCCTGTACAAGCCCCTCGTGCGCGTGGGCAAGCCTGAGTACCCCGCGACAATCAAGTTAAAGGTGCTGACGAAGCCCGATGGCTCTTTCGTACCGGAGAGCTACAACATGAACCGGGAGAGCATCAGCCTTGATAGCATCGAAAAGGGTGCGAAAGTGCACACCATCGTGGATTTGAATCAAATCTGGTTCATCGACAATAAATTTGGTGTGACCATTCGCCTTTCACAAGTTCTCATGGAACAAACGGCCAAGTTGCCGGCGTTTGCGTTCCAGGGCATCGAACTTCCTGAACCTTCGAACGATGTCATCGATGAAGACGAGGACGAAATCGTAGACGACGAATAAATAATTTTCTCATGTAATTACAATAAAATGATCGCATTCATTGCACTCCTCCTCGTCAATCTGTACATTCTCTTCACCATGACCTCCAAGGCCGTCTCTGGTGGCACCTACGTCGTTTACGGGACCATGGGTTGTGGATGGACTCGTAAGCAACTTGATGTCATGAAGGCGAAGGGCATTGCCCATGAATTCGTGGATTGCTCAAAGGCGGGTGCGTGTCCTGCGGGCGTGAAGGCCTATCCGACCATCAAACACCCCGATGGAACGATGACCACTGGATTTAACAACCTCTGAGAATCATCAGAGACACTGATAACAAGAAGGCGTCGAGCATGGAGTCGATGGGCTTCAACACGCTGATGTGCTTGACGAGCGACCGATTCCAAAGGATGCGAAGGAGGAACGTGCTGATAAGGATGACCAGCGTGTAGAGGAGGACTTCGGTGAGCATGTCCGACTTCGTTTCGGTTTTGGAGATTTCTCTGAGCATTTTATTATTTTATACGTACATAATAAAATGGTCCTGCCACTCAGTGGTTCTGAAAAAAAATTCACCACGCGCCTGTGGAATAAATACAAGCAGTCAAACAACTGCTACGCCTACGCCGTGAACGATCCCGAAACCTATCGATGGCAAAAGAGCATCCCTGGTGACCGAAGCGGCATGTCGAACGCGTACCACAGCTACACCCACTGCAAGGGTTTGCCCCAGCGCGTGATTTCGGACAATCCACGAAAGGTCTACAAGGTGAACCCGGTGTTGCGTTGTAAGAAGGGGTTCTTCAAAATCATGATGTTCACGTCACCCCAAGGTGATTTCCACTTTTACAAGCAACACGGCGTGTGTGAGTACAAGGTGCAGCCTGGGAACACCATCAAGAGCGTCGCTGCGTTTTTCAAGGTGCCACAGGCGCGCATCGCGCTCGCGGCGAAGAAGGTTGGTGGGTTCAAGGAAGGCAAGCGCATCGTCTTCAAAGTGAATTTGTGGTCACACAAGAGAGGGTGGAGCGATGGCGGCGTTCTCCTGACGGATGCAAAGGGGAAGATGATTAAGGACCCACGCAAGGCTGCTCGTAACTACCCTGGTCTCAACTACTCGAACTTCTGTTCAGCCATGTGCGTCAAAGATCGTGGCATCAAAGTCGGCAAGACTCACCCCAAAGTCGCTCAAAAGTGAGTCGAGGTCTCGTTCGTTATCGGCTTCGAAGGACACGTCGAAGATGTCCAAGACGTTGAACGTCTGCGCCTCATCCATGTGTATGAGATTGGATGTCAATGCGGTGAAATTGTTAGTCACTTGTAAAGTCACGCTGAACTGCGCGACATCGAACACTTTGCGACACACCGGACACGTGTGCTTACCCTGTGACTTCCATCGCTCTATGCACGACGTGTGAAATATATGTCCACAACGGATGGCGTTGTTCCTCGTGGGTTTGACCTCGTTGAGACATATAGAACAGGTCATCCTACATGTACGTACCTAAACTTTTTTTAATAAATATCCGCGACATTCAAGAGGGGTCGGTTGCACTGATTGCAACGCTCCGTGCCTTGGGTCTCTTGCACTTTCGTGAGGAGTTCCGGGCCGTTCTTTTGCAACAACTGGCGGTAGGCGTAGTTGTCTTCGAGAGCGATGCCGTTTTGTTTCATGATGTAGTTGTTCACGAGTTGCGCTGAGGAGTGAATCGTGAAGCATCGACCATCAGCCATGCCAAGTCTTTGAGACATTTTCTATTATATTAAAGCTTAGAAAATTTATTTAAACAATGAAGCTTGCTGATTGTTTCACATTTTATAATGAACTCGACATGTTAGAGTTCAGACTGGCGGAGCTCGATGACGTCGCGAAATACTTCGTGCTCGTCGAGGCGACGAAGACATTTGCGGGTAACGACAAACCATTGTACTTTAATGAAAACAAGTCTAGGTATGAAAAATATCTTCACAAAATTATCCACGTCGTCGTGGACGATTTCCCAGAGACTACGAACCCGTGGGTGAGGGAAAAATTTCAACGTAATGCCATCAGAAGGGGTGTCGACCAAATCATCGATGACATCGACACGCTCACCATTTGCGACGTGGACGAAATACCAGATTCCGACACTCTGACTTCGAGGAACATCGATAAACCGTACTCTTTACACATGGACTTTTATTATTACAATTTCACGTGTAAGTCTGATGTTCCATGGCACCTCGCGAAAGTCCTACCAGTCTCGAACTACGCGTCGAAGACGGCTGAAGACGTCCGACACTCGGTGTGTTCACTCATGGAAAAGGGTGGTTGGCATCTCTCGTATTTTGGAGACCCATCGTTCATTGCAAATAAAATCAAAAACTTTTCACATCAAGAATACAATAGCGAGGGTTACACAAATCTAAGTGTCATTCAAAAACGGATGGACATGGGCATAGACATCTATGGGCGCTCTAATGTTAGTTTTCAAAAAGTAAATGGCAACGCATATTTGCCTAAAAAGTACACGCTCTATTGTTCGCTGTTTGGAGCCAGGACTTAAATCCCATGCTCTGAAGTTTCTGTACAAGACTGGTACATTTGTAGCCGAGAAAGGTGTCGAAGACGTCCTTGACCTCAGTCGGCGACACGCGGATGTCATCTCCGCATCGGTCGATGTGTCGGCAGACGATGTTGTAGCCATAGGCCACCTCCTTCAGGGTCTCGGCACCTGTGATGATTATTTTACCAGTGGAGAAAATGGATGTCGTGATTTGTTTCATTTCCTCCGCTGGTTTGAATTTTATTTTAACCGCGGAATACTTGTCGGGTTGGAAACTCACCGAGAAGACGTTGGCGTAGTTTCGAAAGTGTTCAGCCACTTTCATGAGGTTGACGTTGTAATTCAAACTATAATTGCTGTTTATCATGACCACTCGAAAGTCTTCATCGCTGATGATGCTCTCCATGTCCAGGTAGCGTTTGAAAATTTCTTTAAGTTGACAGATGATGCGTTGACAATCGAAGAGGTCGCAGCACCCCGCCACTTGAATAGAACCATTTGGGAAAATTTTTATACTCTTCCTTGAATATTTGTCTTTATATGTGAGTGTAATTTGATTGTAAAACGTGTTGTTGTTTATGGACCACTGAAAATCAGAACCAGGGGATTCTCGACGTTGCACGGAGAGGTGTTCGACCCGGTTGAACGCGTCGCGGAGCTTCGCGATATCGACGTTCTGACCAAACTTGGCGACCATGGTGATGGTGGTTATCTTGACCCACGACGGGCGATGCTTTTCGTCCATCATGTTACGGAACTCATTGATCGTGAGGATGAAGCTGAACGACTGGTTCGCGATCGACGAGAACATGATCGTGGGTGCCGACCCGGCGTGCGTCACGAACTGGGGGTTAAAAGTCGCCGAAGTCGCTCACCTTCCTTGCCCATAAAAATAGTCAATTGGGTCGTTTCACCATCTAAATATACCTGCCCCGAGGCACGCCCCATTCCCAAATCAGAAACCCTACATAGGTCAACCTTGTTCATTTTAGCCGTGGGTGCCTTGCTGTGGTGCACCGCGAGCACCGCGGCGTCGCGTTTCGTTTCCCGCGGCACGACGTCGTCTTCGAGTGCGATGACGACGTGGGACCCGGGGTGTCCTGACACGTGCATCCACCATTCCTTCGAATAGGCGGATTCGGTCAACGCGTCGTTGTCCTTGGCGTTCTCCCCGACGAATATCTGAATACCGTCGAGCGATGTGAATGTCTTCATGACTTATACTGCTCGTAAATGTTTAAATGAACACAAAGATGAGACCAAGTATAATTATGAGAGCCGCTAAAACGTACCACTTCCACGAAGATGACGGTGGTTCCGGTTCTGGTTCTGGTTCTGATGGCGACGGACCAACTGCTGGTATGGTTTCTTCGAAGCAATCGAGGTCTGTAACAAACATGTCTTTTTCTTCCTCGGTGCAACTTTCTTCATTCACGCAGTACGGACACGCTTCACCCTCTTTGCACTTGCAACACGTAGCCAATGCATTTTCTGGAAAAGTTACATTTTCAATCGGAGCCATAAAGCCTGATTTGCATAAATCCTCGCTGACAGGCATACATCCTTTTGGCACGACTTCAATTTTTCGTTCACCGGTTTGTCCAATCTCTCGTAGTATCTGCTCATACTCTGTCTCAGAATCAGAACTATCTTTCACGGGATTAATTGCACAATCCATTATATTATGAGTTGATATTTTTTCCTATAGAATATGTTTTTCGACACCACCATTCGTTCGCACCGATGAGTTCTAAGTTCAAGTGAATCAACATTCCCGTGAGAAATAATAACAACCAGGGGTCGTGTACGATGTATGACAGAGCGTAGTAGGTGGCCATGGTCAGCACGCCGACCGCGAGAGCTTCGATGAAAACCGCGGACCGCATGATATATACGCTTAAAAAAAATAGCAAGCTTATGTAACATCATGAGCTTCCTCAAGTCTGCAAAATTCATCAACGATGTCGAGCTCGGTGCAGACTTCGTGGAAGTCGAATACACAAAGTATATCGTTGGTGAAAATCGGTACGACACGTTCGTGGACCAATTTCGAACGTCGTTCTTGGGGGATTGCGTCGAAGTCACGTCGCTGAAACAAAACATCCCACTGGAAAAGTTCTTGGACACCATGTTGGAAAAAACAACCGAGGTGTTGCAAAAGATGTGTGACGTCGTGCTGGAAAACACCCGGTGTTCGACGCGCCTGATGCACGCCACAAAAATCCTCGACCCCACGTTTACCCCACCCTACGTGAACCTGTCGCGGGCTTGGCAACGCACGTTCGTCGACGATTTTTGCATGCACACCCTTCCTGAGGTTATATATCACTGCAGGAGCGATAAGCGCTTGGAAAAGTTCTTTAACGTCGTAAAGTTGATACAACAAGAGCAAAGAGAATCATGAACGTGACGAAACCGAGGACGCCGGTGTTGGTGCTCTGGACCACGCGCTGCTCTTGCACCACGGCTTTCGCCGGGGCATCTCGAGTGAACCCATAGTCAATGTTTCGACGCGGGTGCAGTGCTCGTCCGAGCGGGCACGCTGGTTCGCGACCACCCGTGCAAAAGTCCACGGTACGGTCACCCATAGTGGCTGCCATTTCACAGATTGGACTTAATAATAATGTATCCTCGTATTCCTTCTTTTTGCCAACGACGTCGATCGTGTGGTCGGCGAACTCGGGCGTCTGTCGGACACCTCCTGGAAGGGAGAAATCGTGCACGACAAACGGATTGATGTCGTTGATGGTGGCGTCGTCACATAACATGTATCTGCTCATGCTGCTGCTTCTTTATTTAATACAATATTTTTTATGGTTCAATTTAGATTGATGCTTTTCCCACATCTTATCGAGGTCTATGTTCAGCATGTGCGCGAGTTGAAATAAATAAGAAAATACGTCACCCATCTCCATCATGACATCCGTGCCGCGCTCTTTTTTGAGTCCGGTCTTCTTGAATGTCTTCGTGTACTGACGAATGGCGGAGGCTAACTCACCGAATTCTTCGGTGAGGAGGAGCCAGACGGTGTCCACCGCAGCCTTGTCCCACCCTTTTGATTTACACACCCTTTCAGTCTCCTCCTTATAATAATTCAACATGTGTTAAAAAAGGTTCAATGCTTTATACCAATCTTTATGCGGTGGATGACGTGCTACTGGTTTGACCACCGCGTGCGCGTCGAAGATGCTCCGACGACGGCGTTTTCCCTGCGCTGGTTCCAGTCTCTTGAAATATTTTTGGGCGTGCGATGCCACCTGTGTGGCGTTGCGAGTCAACACGCACTTCTTTGCGATTTTGGACCACCGTCCCTTTCCATAGAGTTCGAGACCCAGGAGGAATCGGCGATGTTCTACGTCTGTCCACTTATTCATTTTTACACGACACGTATTGCGTCACTTACTGGGGATTGATTCCAATTTTTGTGTTCAAATCAATTTTTTTACCATACGTGGACGTGTTGATGGGCTGAGCTAAGGGTGTGGCGATTGTGTCGATGTCATTCACGTACGCCAAGTACTGCGCGACCCCGGTCTTAATCTGTCCGACCGCGGTCTCGATGACGATGGCGTTCATGTTTCGCACCTGTGCGTTGATGTCCGCGCCGTAGTGGTCGCCGGAGTTATTGATGAACACGTACCGCATCAGCGTCTTCAGGTCGTCGCTGTTTTGGTAGTCAATCTTGATGCCGGTCATTTGCTTGAACTTTTCACGGATGCCCCGTTGGAGGAGGTCTTCGTTGAACTCGCTGAAGTACAGGGTGTTGAGTGGTGTCGGACACTGCTTCAAAGTGTTGAGCTGGATGTTGTCACACATGTAATATACCTGGGGAAAATAATATTTACTTTTAGTAAATGATGTTGAATCCGTCGGACTTCGACGAGGCGTACTCTGGCAAGCCCCAGAACTTGGAGCAGATTCCGTGCAACCCCCCGACGTGCTTCGTGAACTCGTACGCACCCGTCGCCAAGCCGGGTGAAGACGGCCCGTTTTTCGTGAACACGTATCTCACCCAGCCGAACCGCAAGCAAGAGGTCGCAGGGGCCGTCAGCGTGCGTGCCAGTGACATGCAATCACGAACTTAAAAGTATCATCCCCTAATTACGTAAACATGAGAGTCACCAAAAGAGATGGTCGCGTTGAAGAAATGAAGTTTGACAAGGTCACTACCCGTATCTCCAACCTGATTCATGGACTCTCACCTGAAGTCGACCCGACGAAAGTCGCGCAACAAGTGTTCAGCAGCATGTACGACGGCATCAAGACCCAGGAGTTGGACACGCTGTCGGCCGAGATTTGTATCGGCATGATCACGAGTGACCCCGACTACGAAGTCCTAGCGACGCGCATCGTGGCTTCGAACATTCAAAAGCAAGCCCCGAATACGTTCGTCGCGGCTATGCGAGCGTTGCACGAGGGAGGTGTGGTGACCGACGAGGTTGTTCGCATGGCGGAAGTCGTCGACGAGTACATCAAGCCCGAGAGGGACTTTGACTATGGGTATTTCGGCCTGAAGACTCTCGAGAAATCGTATCTTCAAAAGGTCAATGGTAATATTTGTGAAACCCCTTCGTACATGTTCATGCGCGTGGCTATCGGGATTCATGGCGATGATTTCGCGTCCATCCTGGAGACGTACAATTTCATGAGCCAGGGGTATTTCATTCACGCCACGCCTACGCTGTTCAACGCGGGCACGCATCGTCCACAAATGAGCTCGTGCTTTTTAGTGGCAAATAAAGACGATAGCATCAAAGGCATTTACGACACGTTGCACGAGTGCGCCGCCATCAGTAAATGGGCCGGTGGCATTGGATTGCACATTCACGACGTGCGAGCCAGTGGGTCGCACATTCGTGGCACCAATGGACGCAGCGATGGCATCGTTCCCATGTTACGCGTGTACAACGCCACGGCGAGGTACGTGAATCAAGCTGGCAAGAGGAAGGGGTCGTTTGCCGTGTATCTCGAACCATGGCACGCCGATGTCATGGAGTTTCTCGAGTTACGTCTGAACCAGGGCGATGACGAATCGCGATGTCGCGACTTGTTCACGGCGATGTGGATTCCAGACCTCTTCATGAAACGCGTGGAAGCGGGTGGTCAATGGTCCTTGTTCTGCCCAGACACCGCGAAAGGGTTGTCCGATTGCTATGGCGAGGAGTTTGAAAAGTTGTACACGCAATACGAAGAGCAGGGACTGGCCAGACGCACCTTGGATGCCGCCGAGGTGTGGAAAGCCATCTTGAAGAGTCAGACGGAGACGGGGACGCCGTACATGCTCTACAAGGACGCGTGCAATGCAAAGTCCAATCAAAAGAATTTAGGGGTGATTAAGAGTTCAAACCTCTGTGTGGAAATTTTGGAGTACACGAACAAAGACGAGACGGCGGTGTGTAACTTGGCGTCCATCGCCCTTCCAAAGTTTGTGAACACCGACACGCGTACGTTTGATTACGAGGCGTTGCACAAAGTGACCAAGGTGCTCACGAAGAACCTCAACAAAGTCATCGATCGTAACTACTACCCCACGATTGGTGCTCGCCAGAGCAACATGCGTCACCGACCAATCGGCATCGGTGTGCAAGGCCTCGCCGATGCGTTCAACATGTGCAAATTACCCTTTGATTGCGAAGAATCGCGTAAGATGAACAGTGACATCTTCGAGACCATGTATCACGCCGCACTCGAGGCGAGTTCTGAATTGTCCAAGGCGTCTCACGCCTATCCCACGTTCAAGGGCAGCCCCGCGAGCGAGGGCATTCTTCAGTTTGACATGTGGAAGGATGGACGCGCGTTGAGTGGGATGTACGATTGGGACGCCATGCGTCAACGCATCAAAATCGATGGTCTCAAAAATTCCCTACTTCTCGCGCCCATGCCTACGGCGAGCACGGCGCAAATTTTAGGAAACAACGAGTGTTTCGAACCATACACGACAAACATCTATCTCCGACGCACTCTCGCAGGGGAATTCGTCGTGGTCAATAAACACCTCGTCGAGGACCTCAAGGCTCTCGGACTCTGGTCCAAAGCGATGAAGGACCTCCTCATCAAGGCGGACGGGTCGGTGCAAAACATCTCGAACATCCCCGATGACATCAAGGAGAGATACAAGACGGTGTGGGAAATTTCGCAAAAGTGCATCATCGACATGGCCGCGGACAGAGGACGCTTCGTGTGTCAGAGTCAGAGCATGAATCTCTTCATCCAGAGTCCGACGTTCAGTAAGTTGTCGTCGATGCACATGTACGCGTGGAAGAAGGGACTCAAGACGGGAATGTATTACTTGCGCTCGAAGGCCAAGGCGAAGCCCATCCAGTTCTCGCTCGACATCGAAGCCGACTGCGTCGCGTGTTCCGCTTAAAGTTATGATTCGTTTTATTTAATATGAAGTTCACCGAACTCTGTTCGAACCTTGACATTGGTAGCTATAAAAACAAGAAGATTGTCATCACCAACAAAGATGGTGGCTATCTTCGCGCACAAGCGCCGCGTTTGTACATGCCCTTCGGTATCTGTGGATTCACCCCAGAGGTAGGTCCAACGAAGTACACCCTCGACCTCTCCCTCACTGGTTGGGACGAGGAGGGTGGGTACGTCCAAAAGTTTTACGAAACCCTCCGCGAGGTCGAAGACATGGTCGTCGATGCAGTCGCGGCGCAGAGTTTGGAAATTTTTCAAAAAACCATGACGAAAGAGGAACTCTTGCCGATGTTCAACTCGAACATCAAGGAAAACCCCGGTCACGCCCCAAAGTTTCGTGTCAAAGTAGACACTGACATGGACGACATCATGAAGGCTGAAGTGTTCGACGCGAACAAGGAGCGCATGACAAAGGAACCCATGACGAATGGTCGATATTCAAGAAATTCAGGAAGACCCATCGTGGAGATGTGTTCTGTGTATTTCTTGAACCGAAAGTTTGGTGTGACTTGGAAGTTGCACCAGCTCCAGGTGTACGAACCCGAGCGACTCAAGGGGTTCCAATTCACTATTTAGTGCCCGCCACGAGTGCGGTGTAGATGAGCTGAGACTTTTTTAATAATTTACCTTCGATGCGAACGAATTGTCCCTTGACACCCAATTGCTTTTTGGCTTCGGCCACGGCTTCATCCCATAACGCGAGCGTCATCATGTATTATTAACTTCTTAGATTTTTTTTTGCAAACGTTGGAACTGCTTCAACTTGCGTTCGTACTCCTTAGAGCCTTCCTTCGCCTGCAACTTGACGTCGCCACCCTTGCTGACACCCTTCGGTTTCCACACTTGCACGAAGTGCGCCTTACCTTCAGCCTTCATGCGGTCCAAGGCGGCGGCGTGGGCCTTCTTACTCTTAATTCGGCCATCGGTTTTGTCGAGGTACAAATCCTTCTTCATGAGACCACCTTCGGTCATTTTCGCAGTACCGTGCATGACTTCGGCTCGAGAACCAGTGCGCTTTTCGAACATGTTTATTTAATACTATTACATCGGAAAAAAATCTATCGTCTGAGATAATTTAGTCCCACGGTTCATCATCTGAGGCGTCCACGATTTCACACTCGGCGACGGGTTTGGGTTTGCGTGGTCGCGTCTTCTTCGGTGGTGGGGGGTCGATGCCGTGTTCCCTATGGTAGAGCACCTTATCCCAGAATTCGCGCATGATGGGGAGGTTCTTTTCGAACCACCCCCTGTCGCGCTCGACGTGAACGAGCACGAACTCCTCGCCCTTTGGCCAGTTAAAATCTGCGGGTTTATACTGAATAAAGTCGCACGATTCGAGGTCTAGGATTTCCATGCAGAGTTGCAGCTGGGGCATGTAGTGCTCGGGGACTTCGGGCGTGATTTCGCGCATCATGGGACACTTGATTTCGACGAGTTTGCCACTCTCGGTGACCCCATCGGGTGAGCCACCGAGCCAGAGGTGCACGGGATGGGGCACGAGACCAATCTCGTGCACGACCTCTCCGTACCTCTCTTCGTAGAGTATCCGCGCCTCGTCTTCGTATTTTTCTCCGTGCCTGGTCGCTTCGTTGCCCATGAATTTTTCACCGACGCCACACTTCTTCAATAACAAATCGTGAGGTGTCTGATACTTATTACATCCAATGGCCGACGCGACATCACTCGCGGTGAGCATCTTCCCCCGCAGTGCGAGCCATTCCTCGGACTTTTGTGCGGCATATTCACGTTCGATGAGCGCTTTCACGTTCGGATGCATCGAGCTTGTGAAAAAAACGAATACTACTTTTAACTAGGGTAAAAGAATGCGCGCGCGGAGTGTTGTTCCGCTTGTTTTTTCGATTTCGCCCACCCACGCCCTAGGAAACACCCGTTCACGTACGCATCGATGACGAAGACGTCGTCGGTGTGGTCGGCGATTCTATACTCGGGGAGGGGTAGATTGTTCGTTTGACAATATCGCATGAGATGGTCTTTAAAATTGTCATCCACGAGGAGGCATTGCATGTCCACGAACGATGGGTCTTCATATATACGTAATATGAATTCTTTCGTGTGTAAAAGTCCGAGGTCCATGTAAAGTGCGCCACACAGAGCCTCAAAGACGTCTTCGAGAATCTTAGTGTTATTATTCCACCCATTACGCATGCCCTTATCGTCCATCAGAATCATGTCGTGGAGCTTGAGTTTCCTCGCGATGGCGGCGAGCGTTTCTCCGCGAACGAGTTTCGTGCGCGCCTTCGTGAGGAACCCCTCCTGATAGGATTCGTAGCGGTCGAACAGCCATTTCGTGACCACGAACCCGAGGACGCTGTCGCCTATGAATTCAAGAGTCTCATAGGAATGCGTGAGATGTTCGTACTGCTTGAGGGCGGATTTGTGAGTGAAGGCTTTTTGGTACAGAGATAGGTCAACAATCTTTGTACCAACAAGTTTCTCGATGGAAGACCTGTCGATATTGGTCATGTATACATTACATAGGGAATTTATTTCTTAAGCGGATTGATGTGCGGAGAAATGTACTTTTGCAAGTTCAAATACGTGATGTTAACATCCGCCGGAGGCTTGAGAAGCGTTCGGAGGGTGTCGTCCAAAACCAATTGACGACCATTGTCCGGATGCTTGAGACCTTTGTCGTTGATGTACTTCGTGACAAACTTGGTGACTTCGCTTCGGGAAGCTTGTTCGTCCGCGGCGAGACCCATGAACGCGCGAAGCTCGTCCGAGATGTCCTGCTTGCGGTTGAAACCATTATTCGCGACGCGCGCCTTGGCCTTTTCACCATCCGGGTCGTCCTGGCGCGCCTTGACCTTGCGAAGCAACTTGTGCATGGCCTTGATTTCGTTGCGTAATTCGGTGACTTCGTTCAAAATTTGCTCCATTGTGCAGGTGGTTTTCTACTTAATTCATGTCCAATTTCTTTAAGCCATGAACAACGAGGAAACCATGACGAGAAGGATGAGGATGATGTTGATGAGATTGAACGTCTTTGGTTGGTCGATGTCTTCGACGATGCCAAAAGGTTCGCGCTCTTCCGTGACACCGTCCTGTCCAGGGCACCCCCCGGCGCAACACGCCGAAGGACAGGCGTAGAAGTGTTTCCCTCGCTGCGCCGCACAAAACTGTTCACGCCGTGGTCTGCTGGAACTCTTCAGGGCGTAACAGCGACACTGGTCGATGATGTCGCACTCGAGCTTCATTTTAATTTATGTACACATAATAATATGGATACCAGGTTGTACTCAGAGGATACCATCAGAAAGTATTTATTGAAGAACCTGTGTAAGGGGGACAGGGTTCTCTTGAAATATTACGACGAAGGAAAGGTGCGTGCATTTAGGACTCGTCTCTCGACGAAACACAAAGATAAGAACCTGAAAGACATCCTATACGTGTACGTCACGGACACGATTCGTGACATAGTATATAAAATCATAGGCGAACTTTCAGAACACATGAAACCCATGGGTGACGTGGTCATCTCCGGAGGCGATGCGTTTAACATGCAACTACCCAGGGCGGACCGCATCGTCACCTCGGACATCGACACAAAGTTTGCACCGAGGATGAAATACGACGCGAGATTTTTCGGAAAGTTACAAGCCGTGAAACTCATCATGTGGGATAAATTAGGGGAGTTGTGCGTGCGATTCAATAAAGTCATCAAGGAGAGAATTCAAAAGGACAACTCAAAGCTGAAAAAGTTTTTGGGCGTGTCCTTTACCACCACGGGTCCGTGGGTCACTCGACGATACACGCTGATGAAGAAAAAGAAACTTTCATCGGGCACGAGCGTGAGCAAGGGCAACGTGCTCACCGACGTCGAACTCTTCGCTCTCGACCTCAACGTGGGATGGTATGACGTCGCCGCGGGAAGGGTCGTCCAACAGCGCATGGGTGGCATCTTAGACATTCCCTTCATGCGTCCAGGAGAATTCGGGTTCGATGTCATCTTTAAAAAACAAACCACGGGAATCACGTACGTGAACAAGAACAGCGGCGCCGTCGTCCATGACAAAAGAGTCGCCATCGCGAGCAAGGCGTTTCTCATTCACGACGTGGTCATCATGCAGGAACTGAATTTGCGCCCGGAGAAAAAGGCAAAGGACCGCGCACGACTCGTGAAATTAGCGCAGTCCATCTCGAAGGGGATGACGTTCAAGGCGACGGACAGCATATTCGATATTTATTTCAAGGTTGTGAAAAAGTTACCCACCCGAACGAAGACCGTCGTGATGAATGGTAAGGTCAGCATGCGCGTCGCTCAAAATAAAAACCCAACCAAGTATGAAAAGTATACGATTCAACCCGATGCTGAAAAACTTAAGAGACAGCTCGTGTATGGGATGAACACCTTGGTGCCCTTAAAGATTAATGGATTCGTGAAAACGAATGGTCGACAGCGTTTCGACGTGAAGAAAAAGAAATGGGTTCGCGATAATTCATTACGATACATTGGAAATGAATGGAACTATAAACCATCACTAAATTTGAACAAATTAAATTTCGTGAACGAATCCAAATGGAATAAAATAAACACTTTGAATACTTTGTATGGATACAACCCAACCAGGGACACGTGGATACCCGAAGATGTGCTCCGCCGGGCGGCATTCATTCCTTTCGTCGGAATGAAGGAGGACGACTTGATTTAAAGATTACACACGTGATTTGGATATACAATGCTGTACAACACCCCCGCCAAAGGTGACGATGGATGCTACTTCGTTCGCGCGACGAACGATGACAAGAAGAAACACTTCGTGCAGTTGAACAACGTACGCGTGACGAACATCTCAGGAGGCGAACTCACCATCGACCCCTGTTCCGACGCGAACAAGAAAAAAATCACCTCCATCGATAAGGCCAACTTACAGGCGGCTCAGGAGAACTCCGTCGAGTGGTTCGGTAAGGCCAAGCTCGCGGACGCCCTCAAAAAGGCATACAGCGCCGCGGAGCTCGTTGCCGAGCGCATTCCCCCGACAAAGGTGTTCTCCGCAGACCAAGAAGTCATTGACTTCGAGAGCATCCAGGAGGGACGCGAGTGCTCCATTATTTTGGAATACGCGGGCATGTGGTTCGTCAAGACCGCATTCGGGCCATCGTACAACATCGTCCAGGTCAAGTTGCACCCAGAGCCCATCAAATCTGAATACCCAGAAGAATATGCCTTCATCGAGTCCGACCCCGAGCCGGAGCCCGAGCCCGAGCCGGAGCCCGAGGTCGTCGCAGAGCCCGAGCCCGCTCCCGAGGTCGTGGCGGAACCTGCCATCCCAGAAGAATAAAAAAATTATGTAATAGT